TTACTTTTTTTATCATAGGTTTTTATTTACCTGCCTTGACCTCTGTATGCTTTCGGTTTTGGGCTATGTTTATTAAAGGATTTCTTGGCGTGTCCGCATTTCCTTTTACCAAAGTTAACCTTTTTTGAATCACTTTTAACCTTTGCCATTTATTTTTTTATTATGGATTTCTTTTAAATAATCATAGTGCGTCTTTGTATCACCCATTACAACGTGGCATTGTCTACATAATGCCTGCAAGTTTTCAATCGTATCTGACTTTTTAGATCCGCCCATTCCCCTTGCGTCTATGTGGTGAATATCCACCGCTTTCTGTCCGCAAACCTCACAAGGTATAAATTCCTCTATTCCATAACCAAAATAATCAAGATATATTTTAACGTGCTTTTTCATTATCAATTTGTTCAAGTTTCTTTTGCGCCCAAGCCACGCCTTCATCACCACCCCAAGCCAACCACATCAAAGCGCCGCAATCCTTTTTTGGATCACCTTTTGAATTTTCTCTATGCCTTTCAAAAGATGACATTCTCGCAATCGTATCCCTTGTAATATTTTCACCCTTAGCTAATTGATTTGCACGCGCCCACCCAACAGGCGTTCCGCATTTACGATCGTATTGTTCTCTTATATTGATTGCTCTTTGTGCGTTTACTCTTGCCGCTTGTGGGTAATCGTTATAACTATCCACCATTGAAACCCTTATTGCAGCCCATACGCTTTGTGCTTTTTCTTCTGTTTCATAGATGCAAGCACCTGATCCTATTCTATATTTCCCGTTTGAACATTTAATTACCGGCATTGTCTATCAATTTACTATAAATAGCAAACCTGTGCTTATTTACTTCGTGCAAATTAAAGTTCTTATTGCAATAATCGTACAAGGCGTTCCCGTAATGCTCGCGCGCTTGCCTATCATTGACCAACATCTTAATCCAATAATACCAATCTTTTTGACTATTGACGTGGCAGGCGGGATAAAATCCCTTGTATGGATGCACGTTACTAACTATTGCAGGATTCTTTTTTGATGCCGTTTCTAATACCTTCAAATTAGACTTCATTGAATTAAACTTAGAATCAATTAAAGGAATTAGACTTATATCTGAATCACAATAAGCCGCCATATATTCCGTTACTTGATTATAGTTGTAAATTGTAGGTTTTAACTTTAATCCATTTGTGAAGGCTGCAATCATTCCGTCCCAAATAGGTTTCTCTTGTTCATTATATCCTGCTATTATTGTACGAACGGGGAAATTAATTCGCTTCATTGGATTTCGTAATATTTCCAAATCCTTTCCGTGCGTTCCTGATCCTGACCAAAATAGCCTAATTAGATCCGAAGGCTTTTTATCTAAAAGGAATTGTTCCTCGCCGTATGGAATTGCATTCGGAACTATTCCCACGTTTTGATTATATTGATATATTTCCTCTGCTAATCTTTCGTGCGTACAGGTGCAAAGGTCTGCTATCTGTATCCAATTTATAATCTGTTGCGGAACGCTATTTAGAATATATCTTTCATAAAGTATATGCGAAGCGTCTAAATGCCAATAGTCGTCATTATCAACTATTAATTTAAACCCGTACTTTTTGCGCCATTCAACCATTTGATCAGGTGTAATATTTGCAAGCATCCTGTTCAGGATCACAATATCATAGTTACCTTCAAATGTTTCTTCACTTATTGTATCCGTCATTAAGCAATAATCTTTTTTCATATTGACTATTGGCATAATGATCCTGTGATAAGCTACTCCACTTGTCTTGCTCGTAATTGCTAAAATTCGCATCTAAGGTTTTTTTCTGTATGGTATATAGGTTGATATTTTTCCCAAACCGACTGCGCCCTTTGTAGGCTCGCGTCTTTCATTGCTCTATATTCTGTTCCATTCCCAACGTCGTGACCAATATGCTCACTTTTTAGATCCGGTAAATAGTAATTAGTAAAGCCCGCAATGGTAGCCCTTTCTGCATAATCCCTATCTTGCATTCCATATGGATCGTATTCTATATTATAACCACCGATCGTATCAATCAACTCCCTTGTTAAAAAATTATTTCCAAATGGCGTATGCGTTTTATGTATTCCGTCAACTAATGGTGGTAAATTTTCTACGCAATGTATGCCAATAATGCCTGTTTTTGACACACGTTGCGAAAACATAACCCAATTTTGCAGCCAATTGGTGGGTAATAATATATCATTTGCTAATAAACAAACGCCGTCATACCCTCTTGTCATTCTTAGACCTGCATTAACGCCCGCGCCTATCCCTCTTTTAGATCCTACATTGCAGTTTGTCCAATTGTATAATTCATAAGGAACTTGATCACTTCCATTATCAACTAAAAAGCAATCTGCGTCATATCCTGAATTATGAAAATTCTGATCAATTACGCGCTTTGTTAAATCGTTTCTATTTAGGGTTAATAAGATTACGGCTATATTCATTTATTCCAATTTTTTTAGCAGGCACTCCCGCATATTTTATAAATTCTTCTGTTTCGCCTTTTATAAAAGCACTTGCACCGATCATACAACCGCGTTCAATTTTTGTAAATTGATGCAGCACCGCATTTAATCCAATGTTTGAATATTCTTTTATAATCGAATGACCGCCTATTTTAGCACCGCAGCTTATTGTTACATTTGAATAAATAAGGCAATCGTGACCGATATGCGCGTGCTTCATAATAAAACAATTATCCCCTATGGTAGTTATATCACTTGTTCCCGCATCTATTGTAACCAATCCGGTAACAATATTATTATTTCCAATAACTACTATTCCTTTTTCTTTATCCCAAAACTTTTTATGTTCTGCTGGGTCGCCTATAATACAATAAGCGCCAATATAATTATTGTCGCCTAAGATAACATTGTCGCCAATTATGGCAGTTGGGTGTATAAAATTAGCCATTGTTATTATTTTCAAACCAATTATATAATCTCATAATCATATCAAACTTGCAAGCGCCACACCAAACTGATAAAATAAAGTTTGCGTCTAAATAAGTCCGATATATATGCTCATACATTTTTAATTCATTCAGATCAAGGTTTCTAATATAACCATTCTTAGCACTATCATAATTACTATTATTAGCAATTAGCCATTCCTTATGTTCTTTTTTTATTTCCATAAATAGTTCCACATTAATTTAGTTATTATTGGCGCTAAAAATCCTGCTATAAACATTGTTGAAGTTATATTTTGGATTAATTCAGGTAGGAAATAGTGTATTGGTGCAATCCACGCAGCCAAACAACTTCCGCAATTAAAGGGCTTGAAATTGATTCCCCATTTATGGTGCAGGTTATGAATTTCAGTAAAAAATAATGATGCACAGATAGCAGTTAAAATTGATAAAATCATTTTCTAATATTTGTTTTCATTTGTTTTTTGGTTTTATTTATAGTTCTAACTAATGACATATAAGGGATTCCTGTTTTACGACTTAACTCTTTTGCGTTCTTTTTAAAGTCGATAGCGTAAAGTTTTAAAATCTCTTTATTATACCAATGCAGTCCTTCTAAATTCTTTTCAAGTTTATCAATCAAATCCATTTTATCATAATTGATAATTTCAAAATCCTTATCCACATCAACGAACTCAATATGATTTCTATAATTTTTATAAAATGTACTTCGATCACTTTTTATCATATTAAGCATAATTCGTACTATATAGAATTTCAATTCATTCCTTTCGTACATTCCCTTTAATTTATCTTCATTCATTTCACAAAGAACTAAAAAAACTTCTGCCTTTAAATCATATTGTAATTCTTCAGGCTGCATCTTAGCAAACGCATCATTGACTTCTTTTAAGTCCCAATATTCTGCTAAAATTTCATTTTTGACCATTCTACTAATGTGGGTTTAGAATCGACTTCAGTACAAATATACACAATTCCGCCACATTCGTAAATATCTTTTAACCTATCCTTTTGTTCAAGGCTTAGTTTATCACCTATCTTTTTAACTTCGACCGCTACATAAATACCTTTTTCGGTGTAGCCTTGTAGATCCGCCCACCCTTTTTGTATTGTTCCTTTGCGCTTCCCAAATGGAATATTGTTCACCCTATTTAAACGCCAACCAATTAATTCAAGGTTCTTTTTTGCCCACTTTGTTAGATCGTTTGCTGATATATCCATAATTAAAAGGCTTTTATAATTCCTTCTTTAATTTTGTTTTTATATTGATCGTTTACTTCTTTTGCGCATACTTTACAATAACCATAATATCCGTCAGCGTTTCGTCTGTCCTTCCTAAATTTATCCCAATTTAAGTTCTCTTTGCACTTGTTGCACTTTTTCATAAAATTCTTTTTTAAATAATAGCCTATTTTTTTTTGTTTCCACTTCCGGATAATTTGCATAAAAGTCAATGAAATTGTCTGTATAGCAATATTTTGTAGTTCCGTAATGCGTGTATTTAACTTGATAAATTTTCAAAATATTTAACTAATGCTAATTTTTTACATTGTGATTCAATAAAATCCTCTTTTTTTATTTGCTTGCTAAACTCCTTAGCTTCTAATGGATGCATTCTATTTAGCCTATATAGGTTGTCTTCCCTTACTACCTTGATAGTTTCTAATATCTGATCCTGCGTAAATTTCAGCTTCCCTTGTTTTAATAGGATCATAAAAACTTTATCCGCATTAAATACTCGATTAAAGTCTTCCCGCTTTCCATTTAGCCATTCATTTTTTGTAAAGTCCACAATTTCCTCGTCTGTTAATTGCTTAACCGGTTCTTCGGGTGGCGGTGGTAAATTTTTTCTTACTTGATTTGCTTTTGCTTTATAGGCGTTCATAATTCCTGAAATATACTTAGGGCTAAATTTTTCATAATGCTCAATATTACAATCAAACTTCCCCTGAACCGCCATTTTAAAAGCTATTCGCATTTCCTGTATAGTAAAAAAAGGATATGTAGTTCTTATATAATCCTCAATAACTTCCAATTCAACTACATCCGGAAGTCGGGTTAATCCTATAAGTGTAAAGATATAGGCTAAATTTTCCCTAAGCGTTACAGGGCTAATAAGGTTTAATTTATCCCCTTTAAAGGCTTCTATTATTGGCAGATCATCACGATCTATTAACCCAATTGGCAAGGTCTTCCATTCGTTTGCGACTTGTGGCAGTTGGGTCAGTATTTTTTGAATTTCCATATTTATTTTTATTTTGTAACCAAGTATTTACTCGGCGTTTAATATCAAAAAACTTTTGTGCTTCATAGCGTAATTTACCGCTTTTTGATGGTTCTGTCCAATAATCAATAAATTCTTGATATGATTCACTTAATAAATTTTTAAAAGGTTCTATATTATTTATAAATATATCTTTATTTACACTTATAGTTTCAGTTTCAGTTTCCATATGCATAGGCATATGCTTAGCAAGTGCTTCGCTTGTGCTATCATTTTTAACTGATTTTGCATTATTACGCCTGCTTTCTGTAAATTTTGACCTTCTAATTGATTCATTATACATTCGATCGTTAAGAAAAAACCCGTCCACCTGATCAAATTTTTCCCAAATTTCATTATCATATGCTTTGCATATGCTTAACATATCCTTTTCAGTTAGCTTTCCTTTTTGATGCTGAAGGCATAAAAGCCTGATATATTTACCGACTTGCTCGTCAGTCATTGTAAACGTTCCGCTTAAAAAATCGCTTGTATAAAATAGCACGGCAGGATCTTTTGACATAAATTAAAAAAGGATCGCAGGCTCACAGATAATGGTACTACCTGCTCGCCCTTGATCCAATATATTTAAACTACGTTGTACCATAACGTTTTCTTTATTCTTTTACAAAGTTACTAAAATTTTCAATTTCTTTCTCAATTTCATCAACTTTTTCTTTATACCATTCTTCGGTATCCATTAGATTTTCCGCAGTTTTTATATTATAAATCACGGTTGTATGATCTCCCACTCCTATATGCTTAGCTATTTCATTAAGTGATAATTGAGTATATTTTTTAAGAATATAAGCCGCCGCCTTTCGTCCAAAAATTACGCTTTGGCTTCTGTTCTTAATTTGAATACTTGTATCAAAAACATCCTCAACTAATTCAACTAATCTATGTGGAAGGATACTTGTAGAAATTGAACCTATTGCAAGATCATCTGTTATTAATTTAGCTTTTACTAATTCTTTATGAAACATTCGTAAACTCTGCAATTGATCTTTGTAACATTGTATTAAATTGTTATTAAATTCCATAGGTTAAAATAAATCGTCATCTGTTAATGTTTTAGTTTCCTGTACTTGACCTGTTGGTGCTACATAATTGTCCTCATAAATTTTATAGTCAGGCTGCGAATTTTTATCCTTATAGGAATTAACCCACATATTATACCTTTGACCATTAATTGTAAATTTAATTACTTCTTTTCCGTCTTTCGTTTGGTTTTTCCAAGCGCCAATTGACTCTTTTTTTACTTCTGACATTTTATATTTGGTTTGTGGATTCTTCTGAACCCTGATTAAAAAATACTGCTTTAAATTCTGAATGCATTTCCCAATGATTTATAAAAAGAATTAAATCTTTATATGCTTGCTCATTATACCAAGCGTAGTGATATACTTTTGCAAGTAGCATCTGACGTTCCATTGGTAATAAATTTTGCATTCCGTTTTCTAAGTCCTGATAAGTTTCTTGCATAATTATTTATTTTGGTTTGCTAAAATAATTTTAAGTGCTTTATCATATTGATCGTTCGTAGTGTATGCGCTAATCTTTATAGCCTGCTTACTTTTTAGGGTTTCATCCCAAATAGTATTCTCTAATAAAGTTATTAATTTCATACGCTTTTCTTCGCCAACTTCGTCCTTATGTTCATTTGTTGCATCTGAATCCTTAGTGTCATCAATTGCAAATAATCCATTAAGTGCATATTTACGCGCATATGAACTTGCCGATCCGGTGATCTGCGCTGCGTCCATTCCTTTTTTTATTTCTTCTTCGCGCGCCCAACCATAAACTTTGACGGGTAATTCCTCATTATTTTCATCTATTAGCATTGCCGTTGCCTTTACATAAACTCGATCGGCTACTTGTACTATTTCATCACTAATTAATAGCGCGGTTTGATATTTAAATAAAATTGGCTTTACTGCTTCAATTATATCCTCTGCGCTTCTGTATTTATATTTACCAAATGAATTGGTTTGATTTTTAGGCGCTTTTAATTCTGCTTGAATGTTTATTAATTTCATATAGGTTTTTTTAGGTTTATAAATTTAATACATATCCCCGTATTCTTCAAATCTTTCTGTCCATTCTGACATTGGTGTAAATGGTATTAATGGAAATGGATTTTTAGGCTGAACTAATAAATGCGGATAATATTTAGCTTTAAATTCTTTTAAATTTTGACGCGCATTCTTTAATAAATCATATCTATTTCTTGCATTATTTTTATTACTAATTTCAAAAAGCCATTCATAATAACTTACTTTATTTCTAAGATTTTCTAATTCGTGTAATGTATTCATTTTTTAATTTTTAGGTTCAAAAATTATTTCCTCAAATATTTCTTTTGTAGGTTTTAAAGAACCGCCCTGTGCTAAGATTAAAAACTTTTCATAAGCAGTTTCTTTTATATGACTACCCGAATCCGGTATATAATGGTCATCTTCGGTAGTGTAATAAAAAATGTCTTCAGGTTTGCCGAATTTGGCTTCACCAATAAATTTAAAACTTTTCATAGTATTTATGCCGTATGGTTTTATTACGGCATTACAAATATACATCTTTTATCCATAAAATATACACTTTATTAATTTATTTTACAAAAAAAAGCCACTTATTATAAGCGGCAATACATTATATATAATTATTTATTTATATATCTTCTTCTACATCAAAGATTTCAGCGTGCATTTCCCCGATCACCTCTGCAATTATATCTAAGGATTGCCTTTTTATACGGCGTATTTTATTAGCTTCTATTTTAGATATTAAAGTTAAATCAATATCCTCAACAGCAGACATTGCATAATAGGCGCAGCTAATTAGATCACTTCGCGTGGTCGCTTCTGCATCTTCCCACTCAATTTCTTCCGTAATTTCAGGCTCTTTTTCTTCAGACATTATAAATCTTTTAAAAGTATTTCATCAGGTCTTTCAATTTCTTTATATTCCATTCTGTTTCCGCCACGAATCTTTGCCAATGTATGACGGATTTCCTGCTCTATATTATATAACTCTTGCAGTTTTTTAATAAAAAATTCTTCTTGTTGTTGAAGTGTCCATTTATTAAACCCTTTTGGATAGCGCATTGTTTTTAATTTTTATAAGTTTTTTTAAATATATAGATAAGTCTAAGGCTTCTTCATATGCGTGCTGCAACCATTCTATTTCTGAAAGATCAGTTCGATCCATTGTCGTTCCGTATTCTTTTATCCCTTTATCTTCACGGGCTAAAAGATCGTCTATTATATTGTATAAAATTTTGGACATTATTTATCGGTTTTAGAATGAAATTTATTGCAGGTTTTGCACTTATATTGTATGCGCGTTAATCCTGTTGCAGTTACAACTTTATTATTTTTTATTAAATCATCCGATCCACATTCAGGGCAAGTTCCTCTATCTTGTCCAAAAATAACACCATAATGTGTTTTTGGTTCGATATGCGCGCTTAATAATTTGAAAACCTTTTCAAGTAAAACTACATCCTTTTTGCAATATTTGATCATAGCTTCCATAGCCACTTTATCTTTATGCAAAAGAATATTTTTCCAAAGACTATATTCTGTTTTAATCTTTTGTCCTAAACCTAAAAAATCAGCTATATAATTAAGCCTATTTGAATTAAATCTAAACTTTTGACGCGCAACCTTTAAAGTATCAATAGTTGTATATTTTGGGAACATTTGGATATTGTGAAACAAGCACCTTGTCCTGATCCAAGCCAAGTCGAATTTATCCCCGTTATGACCGACCATTTCGTTAGCCACATTTGCAACCTCGATAAATTGTTCAAGCATACGTTTATCATTCTGCTTAGCGTCCCAATGTAAAGAATAAACTTCCTTTTCGTCTTCCCACTTATAACATATACAGATAATTGCACGTTCTTGAATTATATTTGAATAATCTATATTTTTTTTATATCCTGCTTCCCAAAACAAACCGATATTTGGCGAAGTTTCTATATCAAAAAATAGTCTTCTACGTTTTGTTTTTAGGTTTGGGTTAGTCATTTAGTAGGTTTTATATTGTGTACTCCCGTTTACTCTTATTGCTTTTAATACTTGCTTTCTTTGTTTGCCGGTGCTTTCGTATGAAACGTGAACCCAATCAGGATTATCATTTGTCCCAAATTCCCAAATCAATTGATCAAATTCTAAATTGTCTTTAATATAATTAAAAACCATTTTATTTGTGACTCCGTGCGGCGTCCCGTCCATATCAATATCAATGGCTTCGCCCTGACAATGTTGGCTTGTTAAACTTCCCTTAACCGCACGATTAAGTTCAATGGATCTATACCCACTTGAAATGTGAATAGGGCAACGAAAATTATTTCGTATTGGCTCGAATACCTTTTCTGCTAATAGTTTAAAATTAGCAATGTGTTGCTCTGTTGGCATATTACTAATGCCGTTTCGCTTTGCGCTTTCGCTTCTTATAACTTCTGATAGATCTAAATGTTCGCTTAATTTCATAAAATATAATTAAATAAATAAAATAATAATCCTATATATAAAATGCCAACAAAAGTTAGCACTCTTTTTTCATAATTAGTCATTCTTCTTGAATATTTTTTCTGCAGTTGTTAATCCTAAACAACCAAATGCTAAACTTGCAACTGCGTAAACTAATGCCTCGCTTGGTGCTTTTGATAACTCGCTAAAGCTATTATGATACATAGTAACGCATAATGCAACTACGCACATAAGACCGCAAAGCCTTTTCATACTAAATCGACCATTGTCTTCCGTAAAAAATTGTTTCATATTATAATTGACTAAATTGTAAAATAATTATTCCTATTAATATTAACTTACTTGCTGCGTGTAACTTTTCAATTTTTCTTTGATTTTCATTATACGCTTCATAGATTCTTTTATTTTCTTTATATTTCCACTTCCAATCATAGAACGAATCCTTAACCAAAGATATTGTATTGAATAAGCTATCATATTGCGCGCGTTTTATTTTTAAACTATCCTTTGTTAAATTTAAATCCTGACCGAACTTATTAAATGTTTTATTAATTTGTTCGCCTTGTTTCAAAGTCATTATAACAACCGTGTCTTCGCCTATCTTTTTAGTTATTGGATATTGGCAATAACATAAATTTGCCACCGGTATCAATAGTAACAGAATCCAACTTGCTTTTGACTTCATTTAATTCAGTTTTTAAATCTTTAATTTCACCCTTCATTTTAATAATTGTTGCAACTGCTTTTGTAACTAATTCAGCTTCTTTTTTTGTTGCGGCTTCCTGTACCTTAACTGATCGATCATTCGTTTCAGTAACTTTTGACATAAGTTGTTGAAACTCACGTTCTTGTTCTTGTTCTTCACTTGTTTTTTGTGCCGATACACTACACCCAAATAAGAATAGAATAAATAAATATTTCATTATTTAATTTTTTGGATCTTACCTAATTGCTCTAAAGTTGATAGTTTAGTCGTAGCTGAAGCCAATGAAGAATCACAACGGCGTAGGGCGTCGCTTACCAAATCTACACGGGATTCTAATTTTTCAATTTTACGTCCTTGTCCTTCAATCTGATTATTGAACGTTCCGCGTATGTCAATATATAAAACAGAAATTCCAATAATTACTAAAAACATAGTTCCAACCACAGGGTTTTTACTAAAGTCTTTAAAACTTATTGGAAGGGGATTTGCTGAAACGTCTAATTTTTTGCTCGCTGCCATTATATATGATTATAATTTTAAATAGAATCCAAGCCCATATTTTACAGATTGACCTGTTTTTAAATTAAAGCCAATTAAAGCCTTATTTTTAACCCTATATATTGCGCCAATACCCAAGTTGTCAATTGTTTTATCCTGTCTGAAATCGGTTGTAATGCCTAAATAAAGGGCATTCTTAACCTTTGGCGTAATTGTGCGCGTTTCAATTATAGTCTTTTCGCTTAATTTGGCACTAAAACCCCTGCCTTGTATCTTATTTTGGCTAATTGTGTCTTGAATGTATGCGTATCCTAAAGAGTCTATGCGTATCGTATCGGAATACGCATAGACACGGCTATAATCGGATATGATCTTAATTGTATCGTGGATCTGATCTATTAAGTAGGTAGTATCTAAAACTACAAAAGGAATAGAATCTCCTTTTCTATATTTAATAAAAGTTTTCTGTTGGTAAACCGTGTCGTGTACGATATTAATTGTTGCGCCTTTATATACAGGTTCGCTAAATATAAATAAAGCAATGATAACCAATAAAATTACAATTACTAAATTTTTAATCATTCTTTACTTTTTTAGTCGCGTTGTAATAATAGCGAATAGCCATAATTCCTGAAATGATAGCAATCAAACCTGCAACTAATGTTACAATAGGTTGTATTGTTGAAATACTTACAATTGCGCTTAAAACGCTTATTCCTGTGCCTATGTCGGCTTGACTGCTATGTTGTGTCATTAATCTTCTTTTTCTTCTTTTTGTGGATTCTGTTCGTCTTGAATTTGCTTAAACCATTGTAATAAAGGCACTCCGTATTTTGTTGGAAGTTCCTGACAAAATTGGTTTAATTCTGCTAATTGTTGGTCGTTTAATGTAATCATAGTTTTATTTTTTATTTACAAATATATGTATTTTATTTAATCCACGGCAAAGGTAATGTTACAATTGGCGGATTTATTATGTTTTCAATTTGATTATCTAAATTAGCATCTAAATCTTCTGCGTTTAAACCTGCATCTAACCAATCACATATTTGTTCATAAGTCAAGTCAGCATATGCAGTAAAATCTGTTTCACTCGGGGAATCGCAAGCCATTGAACCATAAACTGAAACTATTATCGGTTCAGCGCCAACTAATTTAGTTGCCGTTCTTCTCCAATGTACTACTGAAACCACGTCTGTTAATTGTCCTTCTTTTGGGACACAATTCATTTGATTAATAACCCATTTGTAATCTGTCATATTATTTTATTTTTGCTTTTAATTCGTCTATTTCTGCTTCTAATTTTTCAATTTTTGCCATTGCTTCCTGAAGAACTTTAATTGTTGCGTGGTATAAATCCGCAGTATAAACAGACATTAATGGTTCTTCTTCATTTATTATTTCGTTACCTTCTTCATCAAATTTTGGTTTAGTGTCCCAACCTTCAATATCTATAAATTCAGGTGCAACTTTTTCAACTTGTTGAGCAATTACACCAATATTAAAATCGTCGTGTGTTTGGTCTTTATATTTAAATTTAACAATTTCAATAGCTTTAAATTTATCCCAATAAGATTCTAAAGCAATAATATCTTTTTTAGTTCTTTCATCTGATAAATTTACGTTATTTGCTTGGAAATTTGCTAAACCACCATTTGACCTTAATTGAAATCTTGCTGTCGTAGTATCAACACATTCCATAAAAAAGTCAGCAGTATTATTTGGACTTGCTCCACTATGTATAACGGTTATTCCGTAAGGACCACTTGCAGAAGAATTATTAACTACGAGTGAACTACTATTTACTACATTTGAACATAATTCGTGAAATGAAGCTCCTGCATTATAATAACTACTCGTATTACTTGCTTTAGTAAATCCCCCCGATGTGATTCTCATTCGTTCTGTATCTGCCGTTTCAAAAGCTATTACTTCCGAACCTGCATTTATTTTTATAGCAGTATATCTATTACCAGCATCATTTATTCCTTGTATTCTTAATCTTCTTGTTGAATTAGTTGTTCCTACTACTTCCATATAAATACCAGTACTATCATTAGAAGTATTTATATAATTAGTTGCACTCCCCCATTGTAAAGAACCAACAACTTGTAATTTTTCAGTAGGACTACTCGTTCCGATTCCAACTTTACCACCATTAGGGTTAATCAATGTATTAACATAACCTCCTGTAATTGAAGAATATGTTTCAATACTACCACCATTTGCAGATGTTTGAATTATTAATGTTCTTCCTGTTGGTATAGATGATAAACTACCTAAACTTACATTTTCGTTTGTTGTTAAATTAACGTGCAATTTTGAAGCAGGTGCAGTAGTTCCGATTCCAACGTTGCCATTATATTTAATAGTAACTGCATTAGAGCCGCTCATTGCCAAATTTACATAAGGCCCAAACCCATCATCTGTTAAATAAAACCCAGTATTTGTAGAATTTGTAAATGAATAAGATGGAGTAGACACACTACCATTTCCTATTCTTAAATTAGCAGCCGTTAAACTACTTGAGAATGTAGCAGCACCTGTAACCCCTAAAGTACCATTAACTTCTAATTTATATGAAGGGCTTGTATCATTGATTCCCACATTTCCATTGGTATCAATACTCATTGATATACCACCATTATTGTATAATAATGTTTGCTTGCTTGTAGAATCAAAAAATATACCGTCCATTCCAACACCTCCATTTAATAAATCTGTTAATCCAATAATACTTGAATCAGCATATAAATAACCTGTTTTACTTGAAGCACTTGTAAATCTTAATGGACTATTTCCCGTATTTGCAGTTATTGTTACACTATCTTAAAATGATTTTGCACCTGCAA